GACTGCGGGTAATAATGTGTAAACAGGGGTTTACTTTTTCTAAAAAAGCACTATAATAATTAACAGCTGGCAACAAAAAATAACCAGCAAATAATAAACGGAGTAAGTAAATGGAAAAAGAAAAAGTAATCATGGCAGTAAAAGGGGTTGATGGCAAGGTTCTGCTCAACCATCAGGTAATGTGCCCAAAGTGTGAAGTTCCTTACATTGTTGAGTATTCCGGTGGACTTCATTTTGATGGTGGGGAAGTTTGGGACGACATTGAAGAAAAGGTTGTTTGCCCGATGTGTGGGATAGAACGACCCGAAGAACCTATTGAAATGACTATTGAGGATTTCAAAGTTCCTTTTTAGATAAAAGTTTTTTCTCATGAAGATATTTTCTTCTGGAAAAAGCTTTTTTGATTAAAGGGAATGTAAAAGGTAAGCAAAAGGGAATAAAGAGGTAAGTAAACGGAGAAAAAGGCATGACTAAAAGAGCAGACATGCCCTACGCTGCAGGAAGGCAAAGAGATCAAGCAGCTGACTGGATATACAAAGGAATGAGACAGATGAACGAAGCAATTCAGACAAATAACAAGAGTGTACTTTTTCAAGCGCAAAACTCATTCAATACTGGTTTGCTTTGGCTGATAGCCGCGGGGGCGAAAATACAACCAACGGAGATTGGAGGAAATGAATTATTAAACGAACTCGAAAAAATACCAACCAATTAGATCAAAAAAAATAAATAAAAGAAACGGAGTAAAAACTAATGTCAAATGAAGTTATTTTCAAAAAAGCAACGAAAACCCAATTAAAAGCGCGATTAGCCTTTGATGGTCCAGCAGGGTCGGGTAAAACCTATACTGCTCTTGTGGCTGCTCAATCACTCGCCAATGGCGGGAAAATTGCAGTTCTTGATACTGAGCATGGTAAAGCTGCCCTTTATGCAGATCAGTTTGAATTCGACCATGTGATTATTAATAATTTCAACCCCTCAAACTATGTAAAGGTAATCAAGGCAGCAGAAGCCCAGGGCTATGCAGTTCTTATTATTGATAGTCTATCCCACGCATGGGAAGGTTCAGGTGGTGTTTTAGATCTACATGATCAGGCTACTGCTCAATCAAAATCAGGCAATTCATATACAGCCTGGCGGGATGTAACCCCACTACACAACAAACTTGTTGAAACCATCCTTCAATCTGATCTTCATGTCATTGCGACCATGCGGTCAAAGATGGAATACGCAATCGAAAAAGATAGCAAGGGGCAAACAATCATCCGTAAGGTTGGGCTTGCGCCTATTCAACGCCAGGGTATGGAATATGAGTTCGATGTTGTGGCTGATATAGATGTAAACCACAATCTCACTATCTCAAAGACCCGCTGTTACCTCTTAGCAGACACTGCAGTAGTAAATAGACCCGAAAAAGAGTTTTTTGATATTTTCACAAACTGGCTAGGTTCAGGTGAAAAAGTGCAAACTTCTTATAGTGAGAATGTTCAACGGTTTGATAATGCCAGCCAACCAGCAAGAACGAATAATACTCGTGTTACGCAAGATCAAAGAAGTAATGCCGGGCAAGGTCGATTAGGTGAAAGTTCCCGGGGAAATGGCTCACCTTTACCAAAACAAGAAGAACGCACAGATCAACTAACCCAACCAGCACAGAGATCAGCAAGCTGGCGGGCAGATATTATTGATCGTGTAATAAAAGAGGGGTTTGCTGATAACCCTGCTCATGCGATCAATATGCTGAACTTATCAAACCTTGACCAAAATGCAAGCTGGAATGCGATCAATATATGGTGCACGACCTATACAAATGCCAGGCACTCAGAGGGATTAAACAAAGAAGAAGCAAAGGCAAAAGCTGATAAAACCCTAAAAACATTTGTTTACTAGGGTTCTTGATAAAGGGGCTGGCAGACCTACCAGCCCCAAAAACAAAACGGAGTTTAAGAAATGAATACGAGTGAGAAATTAGAAAAATATACTGAACTACAGGCTCAAAGTGATGTTATCAGGATGAAGAAGGAAGAATTAAGAAATAGTGTTCTTACTCCTGAGATCAAACAAGCCCTGCAAGATATTGACGATGAATTCCGTGGTCCGGAAGCTGCCCTTGAGGAACAGATCACAACAATAAAAAATGAGATCATCAACGAAGTAAAGAACTTAGGCAAGAGCGTAAAGGGCGGGGCTTTCCAGGCTGTGTATTCAGGTGGTCATACTTCATGGAATACAAAAGCACTTGAAGCCTACCTCAATGATACAGAGAAAAAGGCATTCAGGACCACAGGTGAACCTTCTGTATCTATTCGGAAAGCTGGCTAATGATCGATATTGAGAATAAGAAACTTCGGACCGTAAAAACTCCCCTTGGACTAGGTATTTATATGGGAGAAGTGAAAAGTGGCAAGTGTCTAGTGACACTTGCCAAAAAAACTATTTATAGAGGAATTCAGTACCACGATAAGGTCGCTTTTTACCCCGAACAATTAGATGAAATAAAGGAATGAATATGGACGCAAGAATAGTCAACACTAAAGGTATTCTTTATAAAAATGGAATGATTGTAGGGGAGATTGTTACAGAGAAAAAACTTCTAAAAAAATCAGTAAAAGGTTCAATTCACATGCTACGCCAGCCCCAAGGTTGGACATGGGACGACGCAATTATTACGGAAGCACAGAAGAATGGAGTTGAAACAATAAGGATTTTCGATCAAGAAACAGGAATTAGTTATTACTCAAGTATGCAGCATTTTATGGAAAAAAGCTTTCGAATAGTCAGAGGGTATTATGCCCCTCAAAAAGTGCTTCTTCTTTATCAATGGCAGACTATGAACGAATTGCAGCCTTCCCTATTTTGATGAAAGAAAATAGGACGATATGGCTTCAAACTACTGGATAAAACTTTACCATGAAATGCTTGACGACCCGAAAGTGGGAAGGCTTACAGATCGCCAATATCGAAGGGTTATTGAGTTATTTCTCTTGGCTGGTGATTATGAGCAGGATGGCTTTTTACCACCAATGGAAGATATTGAATTCAGGCTTAGGTTTCCCGAAGGATTACAGGATGACCTTGATGTAATTGAAAAGGTTGGAATTATCTCAAGGGATGAGGAAGGTACTTACTATATTACTAAGTGGCAGGACAGACAAGGGGCTATGACTGCAACGGAACGTACTCAACGGTTTCGCCAAAGGCAACGAAAAGTGAATTATTACAGTAACACAAGCGAAACGAATTGTTGCATAGATAAAGATATAGATAAAGATAAAGAAGAAGATAAAGAAAAAGAAAAAGACGCAGATGAAGAAGTTAATTTCAGCGTCAGCGACTACCACTTATTAGAGGGCTTTTCAGAGATATTTAAAAAGTTCACGCAAAAAGAGTTTGAACCTAATAGGTTCAAGAAGTTCCTTGAATTCAATGCTTCCCCATCTGATATGGAAACAGCCTTCAAAGAATTATTAGCCAAGGATTTGCAGTTACCAAAATCTCCAGAGAATGCAGTTTCTTGTACTTTTTCAGTTGCGCTTAGGGCAAAAGAAAAAGAGATTAAGAATGAATTAGATGTTCACCAATATACAAATGGGAAGTATGGGAAATTCATAAGGAAATAATGAAATGATCTTTACAGATATACACGAGAACAATACTGCAATAAAGGTTTCAGGGGCAAAGGTAATTGACCCGCTTGAAGCTGGTTACCGGAGAATATGCCAAGAAGTAATAGTTCAAGCCATGGCAGACGCGATTGGAATAAAACAGCGAAAGATGAAAATGGTAAAGAACTTGACTATTGCTGATGTTGTGAAGATTAGGGTCAATTATGAGAAATATATAAAAGCAAAATCAGCAATGACCTTCTTTACCGGAAAAGACAAGGAATGGTTTTACCTGCTTTGCGAGATAGCAAGTTTTCCAGAGAAAAGAATTATTAGTTTTATCGAGAAATACAACATTGTAAGAATTTATGAAAAAGAACAAAAAGAAAAAGGAAAGGAATAAAAAATGAGTTATCAAAAAATTGTACTAGTAGGTAATCTTGGGAAAGCGCCTGAAATGAGATATACGCCTGATGGTAAGGCTGTAACCTCTTTCGACGTGGCAGTAACGAAGACCTGGAAGGGTCAGGATGGAGAAAAGAAGTCAAGAACAACATGGATACAGGTATCGTGTTGGGGCAAGATGGCTGAAAACTGCAATCAATATCTTGATAAGGGAAGTAAGGTACTGGTTGAGGGCGAACTTGCGGAACCAGGTGTTTGGACTAGTAAAGAAACAGGGCAACCACAGGCACAAAACCGTGTGATCGCCAGCAATGTTCTTTTCTTATCTTCACCTAAGAAGCAGCAAGAAGATTATGACGATGATCCTCGTAATGATTTTTCTGGATTGAATTGCGACTAGAAAGATTATAAACAATGGCTTTATCTTCCTTACAGGGAATAACTACTGTTGAAGTTTTAGAAAATGGCGCGGAGTACGACCGCGCCTATGCCAATCATTCAAGATTGGTCAATCTCAAGAGTGAAGCACAAAAAATATCGATCTATACGGGCGAAGTTCTATATGAGATCAAGAAAAACCAGCAATATAGGCTTCTTGGATATGATACTTTTGAAAGCTATCTTGCTTCCCCGGAATTGAGTTTCAGTAGATCAGCAGCATTTATGATGATCTCTATATATCAGCGGTTCATTCTTGAGTTGAAAGTCCAACCGGTTGGACTTTTGGAAGCTGATATTTCTAAACTTGAGGTAATTAGACCTTATGTTACCTCAAGCAACGTTGATGAACTCTTGAATGACGCTATTGCGCTTTCCCGATCTGATCTAAAGAAAAATATTGCTGAACGTTTTGATAAACCCGAACTGGCAAAAGAGTTTGTTTCAAAAACTGATCTTGTGCAGGTAATGGATGAACTCTATAAAGATCTATTCACTTTGACAAAGGTTACTGATCTTCCCTCACAGAAGAAATACCGTAATGCGAAAAGGATTTTAGAAGGTGAAGGATGGAATGAAAGGATAGACAACATTGATAAAGAATAAGGTTTCATCGAATGATTTTGAAGAAATCAAGAAGCGATCGCAAGCCGATGTTTTGAATGATCTCTTTGAAACACAGATCAAGGCGATCAACCTGCCTTATAAGTATGTAAGAGAATATATAGCTTGCCCACCTCGTCAATTCAGGTGGGATTACGCTTTTATTGAGAAGAAAATACTTATTGAGATCAATGGGGGAACATGGGGAAGGAAACGAACAGGACATACTTCCGGGGTGGGTGTTCGTAGAGATTACGAAAAGAATAATGTGGCTGTTTCTCATGGATGGACTGTTTACTACTTTACTTCTGATTGGGTTTACAAGGGAATAGCTATAAATATTCTGGAGCAGGTAATATGTGGCAAACCTATTTCTTCGTGCTCATAATGACCATCGTGTCAATGATGATAAACGGAGTAGCCCTATATTTTATTTTACTTTTAGTGGATGAAATGGAAGATCATATAAAGGATGAAAATGACGAACAAAACAATTATTTTTGAAGATGGAACAAATTCTTACGTTCCGGTCAAATGTTTTATCGAAACTGATGATATTGAAAAGGGCTGCTTAGATCAGGTAAAGAACCTTGCCAGGCTGCCTTTTGCTTTTCATCATATTGCGCTTATGCCTGATTGTCATGCTGGTTATGGAATGCCGATCGGTGGAGTGATGGCTACCTTAAGCGAAGTAATACCGAATGCTGTGGGTGTTGATATTGGTTGCGGAATGCGGGCAGCAAGTACCTGTTTTCTCGCTGAGGATTTAACCCAAGATGATATTAAGAAGGCTATGGGGCTTATCCGGGAACGAATACCATTAGGGTTTGATCACCATAAAGAACCTCAAAATCGAGAGATTTTTTACCTTGCCCCTGATATTCCGATCATTCAAAGACAGCTTGAAAGCGCAAAGAAACAGATCGCGAACACTTGGCGGTGGAAAACATTTTATTGGTTCCAGTTGATGAAGTAGGGCATTTATGGTTTATGCTTCATTCAGGAAGTCGTATAACTTTGGGCTGCAAGTAGCTAAGGAATACCACACAAGGCTGTGAAATGGTGCGAACGCTGGTATTCGAATATTCCAACAATGGACCTAGCTTTTCTTCCGATCGAAACCAAAGAAGCCAAAGAATACCTTATAGCTATGAACTACTGCCTGGATTTTGCAAAAATAAGCAGAGAAATAATGATGAATGAGATCATCAGTGCTTTTGATGAAGTTTGCGGGCACGAGATCATTGAAGATTGGACTGGTGATTATGATATTCACCACAATTATGCTGTATGGGAAAACCACTTTGGAAAAAATGTATTGGTTCATCGGAAGGGTGCTACCAGTGCAAAGGCTGGCGAACTTGGAATTATTCCCGGGAGCATGGGGACTTCAAGTTATATCGTAGAGGGTAAGGGTTTCGCTGATAGCTTCAATTCCTGCTCACATGGGGCAGGTCGCCAGATGGGACGCAATGCTGCTCGAAAAACCCTGAACCTTGAGGAAGAAAAGAAAAAGATGGAAGGTATCGTTCATGGCTTACGATCTGATAAAGACCTAGACGAAGCCCCTGGTGCTTATAAGGATATTGACCAAGTTATTGAAAATGAGAAAGAACTCATCGAGGTAATTCATCACCTGAAACCTTTGGGAGTAATAAAAACATGAAAGAAGAAAAAGGAAGGAAATAAATGAAAATAACAAAGAAGGAATTAAAAGAATATAAATGCGATGGAACGGTTATTTTAGTTCCCGAAGATGTCTTTATGGGTGAACCACATCATCCAGCTTGCCCATTCCATGAGTTATTTCCATCTTCTCAAGACCCACATTGCAATGTATTTTGTATTCAGCATTGCCACATGACGCATACAAGTACCTTTGCTGAAATTTGCAAAGGCGATTATCTAAAGTGTCCACTAAGTAATGGAAAAATGTTCTCACTTATTGAGAAAACCATAAGGGAACTTAACCAGTTTGATTTATGCGAAAAATTGGCAGATGAAATAATGGATTTTCTTGATGGCAAAAACATAGAAGAACATAAAAACACATCTCCTTTTGCAAGAGGTTAGTAAAAATGAATGATTATCAGATCTATTATTCGTCCAGCTGTTCATGTGGAGGAAGCGTCAATCATGGGCATTCAATTATCGTTATAGGAAAAAGTCTTGAGGTGTTGAATGCCAAGATGGTAAATATCGATGGCGTAATTATTAATGTAAAAAACCCCATAACGATGATTGCAGAAAACGGTAAGATTTTTATTCCAGAGAAATAATCAGATGAAAAAGAAAGTTATCGATTACTTACCTGAATTTATGCAGGCGCTTGAAGATCAGTTAAAAAGTGATGAACTCCAGTATGGAGATACCTGGAAGAAAAAGAGCGCGAGAGGGCAGGAAGGGCGTATTTTTGATAGCATTTTTGCCTATTACCGGGATTATGTAAAAAGAGGTATTCTCCTATGCCTTGGTTGAAAATTGCTGGCAATGCCTTGATCGCCTGGATAAGAGAAAAGGAGTATGCAATGAAAGAATTAAAACCATGTCCGTTTTGCGGAGAAAAATTAGTCGGTCAAAAAGACTTGTTTGCCGGCGGAACAAGTTGGAATTGTCCCAATAATTGTATTGAAAAAATGAAACAGCCAATGTTAGAAGAAGAGTTTTGTAAACATTGGAACACTCGTCCTATCGAAGACACTCTCTGCCCATCAAGAATTGGTAGAGAAGGAGAAGAAGGAATGAGTAATACACAAGAAGAAATTATTGTTTGGCATAAGTATCAGGACGAAGACCCTGGAAAATATTTAGTGGAGTATTTAGTAACAACGAAAACTGGCAAAATAAAAGTTGCTTTCTTAGATGTGGGAGAAACATCACAAGAAGAATTAGAACTAGTTTTTTTAGATCAAGATGGGCTTGTTTTGCATGTATCTGCGTGGGCTGAACTACCGGAAGGGTGGAAGGAATTGTAATGAGTGATCTTAGTGATGATATTGCAACTGGATGGTGGTATGACGTTCAGAGTGATCGAGAACCAGAATATTATTGGGGAGAGTGCCCATATTGTGGAAAAAAAGGTGCTGCTTTTTGTGATAGGCAATTTATTTGTTGTGAACATTGTGGAACAAAAGCAGCAGATCTGCCAACAGAAGATCATAACGAATAAGCCAGGATATTCTTGAGGAGAAACATGACTGTAAGCAACAATGATCTAAGTAGTTTTATTGATGGTGATTTGCGGTTATCAACAACAGAAATTCATAGTATTGCTGTTGAACTTCAACGGTTCAGGATGGAAAGAGAGAGGCGAAAGAGAGTTCCTGAATGGAGATGTTCCTGGTGCGGGAAGGAAAGATCAACCAAGCCAGAATGGGAGCAAGAGCACAATAAGGATGAATGGTTACCATTATGTGGTTATTGTGCAAGAAAAAGGCTCAACAATCCTTTGAATTTCTTGTTGAATATGAGAAGAATAGATAAGACAAAAAATAAAGAAGTGAGGGAATGATGTGCGATTATATGGATGGTTATGAGGAAGAAATGGCACAGATCGAAGCCGAAGAAGAAGCCGCGCGCTTTGAAGCGGAGATAAACGCGGCTGCTGAACATGAAGCTGAAATGCTGGCGGAAATGGAGCGGGCAGAGATTGAAGAAAACCAGCAAAAGGAATAAATAAGAATGGGAACAACCACGCCAGTAAAATCTAATTCCCGGATAGCTGCAGAGGGAAACCCAACTAAAGAATGCCCAATTCGTTGTGGAAAGTGCGGGCGAGTACTTGGTTATTATAAGCAGGTAGGCAATAGGGTATGGCTTGCTGTTGGTAATCTAGTCCTAAAAAGTTTATCCGGTCGGTGCATTTGTGGAAGGGAGTTTTACTATACAGCTAGCGAAGAACAACTGGCGAGGTTGGTCAATCGAATTATGAAAAATAGGCAGGAATATGGAAAAGACAACGATTGAGGAAAACCTCAAAGCCCTTGATGAAACAAGAAAAAGGTTTATTGAAGCCCTGGAAGATTTGAAGGTAATTGTCCAGGCTGTTGAAAATCCGGAGAGAATACCCGAAGGTATCGCGAATGAAATATTACTGGTATTTTGCAGAGAAGGGTTTACTGCTATGTTCGTGGGAATGTCAGCCATGATCGGAATGCTGGAAGTAAATCACATTCTGCTTGATGATCTCCGGAATAGGATTATTTTGGGTGACAAAGGGAAGGGTGGAAAAATCTATTTGAATTAAACTGGCATGTTATAATATTCAATAACTGAATATATAAGGAAGCTTGGGTTTACTCCCAAGCATGAGATCAGAGTTTACCGCCTGAGTTACCAGGCGGTTTTTGTTTTAACTCAAAAAAATCAAAAGAAAGGTTGAAAGATGAAAGAAGTTTTACTTGAGTTGGGAAGTGGTTTTTTACAGGGAGCGTTAGAGGTTTTTGTACCAATACTTGCAGCTGCCTTAGTGTCTTGGGTGATCGGACTGGCTAAGGAAGCGTGGGTAAAGGTGAAAACTTGGAAGTACTCATGGGTATTGACCGAGTTTGCTACGATCGCTGTAAGGGCTGCCGAGCAGATGGAGCTTGCAAAAAAAATTACTGATAAAAAGGAATATGCGGTTCAGGTCGTTACTGAAATGCTGAAAGAAGCTAATGTAAAGATCGATCTTGTTTCTATTTCAGCTGCAGTTGAAGCCGCTGTTATGGAAGAGTTCAATAAGGCGAAGGTTATTAAAAAATCCACGCAACCGAATACATCTAACTCCTAGAGGAAGTTAAGCCCCAAAGAAAGCTTTTCATGCTCGCCTGGAAAACAGGTCAAACGGATAAAGGGGCTTAACTAAAGTTATTATTTCACATTTTTACACTTAAAAGGCACTATGGAAAAGATTACTTGGTACACAGAGAAAAGAAAAGTTAGCGATCTGGTCGAATGGGATAAGAACCCAAGGCAGCTTACTGAAAGCGAAGCTGAGCAGATCAGGAAGTCTATTGAGAAGTTTGGCATTGCAGCAATCCCGGTGATCAATCTTGATAATATGCTGGTTGGTGGACATCAGAGGAAGCGGATTATTTTTGCCATGCAAGAGTATGGTCCAGAAGCTGAAATTGATGTTCGAGTTCCTAATCGTATGCTTACACCGAGAGAAGTGGAAGAACTGAATATTCGCCTGAATAAGAATACTGGTTCTTGGGATTGGGATATTTTAGCGAATGAATTTGAAATAGAGGACTTGCTCAATTGGGGCTTTACTCAAAATGAACTATCAGGGACAGAGTTTGCGCCTGATTTCAAAGAGTATGACGAAAGCGTAGAGGATGAGGTTGAAACGATAGTATGCCCGAATTGCGGTCACCACTTCACAAAATAAATAACTATCAAGATCATCTTGAAAAGTGTTGGGAAGAACACTTACAACCAAAGGATAATGCGCCTACGGTAATAAGCCTTTTTGCTGGTTGTGGTGGTTCTTCCCTTGGTTATTCTATGGCAGGGTTTAGGGAACTCATGGCAGTTGAATGGGATAGTAATGCAGTTGCAACCTTTCGTTTTAATTTCGATTGCCCTGTATTCCATGGAGATATAGCTAAGCTTTCGGTCGAGGAAATTCTTGCGACCACAGGCTTAAAGATTGGGGAATTAGATGTATTAGACGGTTCACCACCATGTCAGGGGTTCAGTATTGCAGGGAAAAGAATACTTGATGATCCGAGGAACCAGCTTTTTATTGAGTATGTTCGAATATTGAAAGAGCTGCAGCCTAAAGCTTTTGTTATGGAGAACGTTTCAGGGATGGTAAAAGGGAAGATGAAGCTGATATTCGCTGAAATTCTCCGGACGCTCAAGGACTGTGGTTATAGGGTAAGCGTAAGGGTACTTAAATCTCAATACTTTGGAGTACCACAGACAAGGGAGCGACTTATTTTTATTGGGGTTCGTAATGATCTACCCGGTGAACCCTCGCATCCAGTCGGAGAAACAATACCAGTGAGGGTTATTGAGGCTTGGGGTGCTAGCGAATTACCTGGAAATTATTGCTCAATCCGTGAAACTTCAAAAACATATAAATATTTTATAAGGTTGAAACAAGGGCAGTCGATTGAGGATATTCACCCGAAGGGGAGCTATTTTAATTATCAACGGTTGGATTACTTACAACCTTCTTGTACTTTATTAAGAGAAAGCGGCGATCAAATTTTTCACCCGATTAAAGATCGTTTTTTGACTGTAGAGGAATTCAAGAGGTTAGGTTCATTTCCCGATCAGTTCAAATTTATTGGTTCTGCATTAAATATTACTGAAAGGATTGGAAATAGCGTACCGCCTTTGTTAATGCGAGCGATCGCCAAGCATGTAAAGGATTGTATTTTATGAGTGGTAGGAAGGAAAAGTTCACAGCAGAGGAAGTTTCTCAAGCAATTATCAAGGCTAAGGGTATTCTCTCGGTCGCTGCTGATCTTTTGGGTTGCTCAAGACGGACTATCTATAACTACATTCAAAAATATAAAACGGTCAAAGATGTAGCAGAAGATCAGAAGGAAAAAACTACCGATTGGGTTTTCAATAAACTGCTCATGGCGATCAAAAAAGATAACCTCACAGCTATTATGTTTTACCTCAAGACTGTTGGAAAAGACCGGGGCTTTACTGAACGGTTTGAACACACAGGGGCTGATGAAAAGCCAATTCCGATAAGCATTATTGAAGTAGAAAAAACTAATGTCAAGCCTGAACTATGAACTAGCAGAGATAAAAGGGGAAAAGGTAAAGCTTCACCTTCACTATGGACAAACTCAAGCATGGGACAGTGAAGCACGCTTCCCTTTTATTATTGCTGGTACTCAATCAGGTAAAACCTCTTTTGGTCCGTGGTGGCTTCATCGTGAAATTCAGCGTTGTGGCGTAGGCGATTATCTGGCTGTTACTGCTACCTATGATCTTTTCAAGCTGAAAATGCTTCCCGAACTTAAGAAGGTTTTTATAAACATTTTTGGGGGATGGGATTATATGGCTGGCGAAAGAGTACTAGTCAATAAGGCTGGTGATACTCGAATAATCCTTAGATCGGCAGACGCAGAGGGCGGGCTTGAAAGTGCTACTGCTAAGGCTGCATGGGTTGATGAATGCGGTCAGGATAAGTTCCGCGTAGGCGCTTGGGAAGCTATACAAAGGCGTTTGAGTTTGGAGCAGGGAAGGTGCTTAGGGACGACGACCCCTTATAACCTGGGCTGGCTAAAAACAGAGGTTTTTGATCACTGGCAGGATGGTGATAAAGATTTCAACGTATTTCAATTCAAGTCGATTATGAACCCCTCATTCCCAAGAGATGAATATTTCAGAATGCAGCAAAAGCTTGCTTTTTGGAAATTCAACATGTTTTATAACGGTGCTTTCAGTAGACCTGCAGGAATGATCTTCAGTGATTTTGATTTTGAAACGCAGGTTATTGAAGATAGTTATATTCCTTTGAAATTCCCTCGCTATGTTGGCGTTGACTTTGGACCTGTTCATAATGTTATTTTGTGGTTTGCTCATGATACCGAGCGAGATGTTTTTATTTGCTACCGTGAAAAGATGGAAGGTGATAAAACAGCGGCTGAGCATGTAAGGGGAATGCTCAATGATGAAATTATTGAGATCAAAAAAGACAAAGACGGTAAAGAGGAAATTATAAAAGAGAATGTTGTTGCCCGATATGGTGGTTCTCATGGTGAAGATCAATACCGCAGGGATTGGGCAGCTGCAGGGGCAGTTTTGAGAGAAGCGCAGATCGTTGACGTTGAAGCAGGGATTGATCGCATTATTGAACTTATGAAAACAAAGCGCTTATTGATTTTCAAAAGCTGCAAGGGCTTGCTTGGAGAAATAGGTATTTATGCCAGGAAGCTGAATGAGAAGGGAGAACCAACAGATGAGATTAAGGATAAAAGCAACTTTCACCATGTTGACGCATTACGGTATTTCGCAAGCCGAAGAACATCACCGTTAATTATTTCAGGAGCATAAGGATAAAAACAATGAACAAACTATACTCAATACAGCAGATCAAAGGTAGAAATACAAAAGCGATCGTAACTATTCCCGGATGGGTTGAAAACCTCGAAGCTGGAGAAGATGTAAGCACTTCATCAGAAGCATTTTCCAGGGTTTCGTTAGTTTTCCGGGCATTGAATTTGCGTTGTGATAGCCTGGTAAAACCGCCCATAAGAATTTATGAGAATGATAAAGAGGTAAAAGACATTGAGCGATTTTTTCCAGGCGTTGATCTTATAGATCTGATCTGGAGAACAGAAGCTTCTTTACTTCTTACTGGTGCGGGCTTTTGGTTGAGGCTAAAGAATAAGGTAAAGTATTCAGGGCTTCAATGGCTGAACCCCTATTCAATGATCGTGAAAAGAGATGAGCAAACCAATGAGATCAGCTTCATACAGGAAAATGCTTTTCCGAGAGGTGGTCCGTGGGGTGAGGATAGGGTTATTTATTTTAGGGATTTCAACCCAACCGATGATGTTGGACCTGGTGTATCACCTGTTGAAGTAAGCCTTGTTGACGCTCAACTATTACGCTATATGCCAAGGTTCGCTGCAGTCTATTTCAAAGAAGGGGCTATGCCCGCGACCATTGTGGGTATTGATGGTTTAGCAGATGAGAATGAGCGAAAGCGTATTGATGGTTGGTTCAAGAAGCAGGTTACTGGTATAAGAAATGCTTTTAGATCGCTGGTACTTGGAACGAATGGTATTACTTTTCAAACCCTTACCCCTAGAATGAAAGACCTGGCTACGCCTGATCTAAAGGCACAAGCGATCCAAGATGTTGCTCACGCCTTTGGTATTCCGCAAACCATGCTTACAGACGCGGCGAATTATGCGACTGCCAAAGAACACCGCGAAAGTTTTTGGAGCGATACCATTCAGCCAAGAGGTACGAAATTTGAAAGAATTATCAATACAAAATACTTGCAGCCTTTGTTTGGAAAAAATGTACGAATTCATTTTGCCTTTGAGGAACTTGATATTTTTCAAGAAGATGAGGAAAGCCGAAGCGCTTCGTTCTATAACTATGTTCAAGCCGGCATGAAACGAAGTGTTGCTGCTCAAATTCTTGGCATTGAGTTACCTGAGGGAATGGAATACCCTACTTTAGATGAGGTTGAAGATCAGAGTACTAACCAGGATGATACCAACACCGACCAGGATAATGATGACCTTGCCCTTGATGATGGTTCACCGAGAAAAGCACTTGTAGAAGAACTCAAAACATGGGAACGTTTTGTAATAAAAAACTTCAAGAAGGATCGCACACTTCCTAAGCGAAGCTTTACTTCCGAAGTAATCCCATCAACTCTTTATAGCGCGATCAATGGTGCGCTCACTATGGCTAAGAGCGTAGAAGCGATCAAGGGAATTTTCGCAGATGCCTTACGTTGGGAAAAATATCCATAAACAAGAGTTGTTATAATAAAAACATGAGTGAAAAGAAGATCAATAAACCTGAATATTGCGAATATTGTGGTAGTTGGTCATATCGAGATCAGTGAGGTAATTGCGCCTGTTGTGGTGCACCAAAACCAATAAGTGAGAAAGAAAAGGCAAAAGAGTTATTCCCCGGCGATCTGCATATAGGAATAATGCCACAGACAACTATAAAGCTGAATGCTTGTGCCTTATCAACAGCGGCTGCCTGTTCTCCTGTAATTTATGGAACTGGTTCATTGATCTTGTCAGCCAGTTACCTCGATGAATGTGTTTTAGAGAATTGATAACATGGCAGAACTAATAGATAGGGAAAAACTTGAAGAAGAATTAGCAGAAGTACTTGGGGAAGATTTTCAATATCTTCTTGACGATATTATTCGACTGATTGGCGACCCGCCTTCTTTCGATAATGTGCCTATGGCATTTTGGGATGGAGCGGGTCAAAAGATAAGAGAAGCTATAGAACCAGTCCTTGCAGGTGTTTTTTTACAGAGTGCAACGGGACTAATCACTGATCTTGAGATGGGTGCTGAGTGGTCAGTTGTGCATGAGTGGGCGATCACCTGGGCAAATAACTATATGTTTGACTTGATTTCTGATATTACTGATACCTCAAGGCAAATGTTGAGGAACGCAATTGAAAAATTCTTTCGTGATGATCTCTCTATGAGTGAGATTAGGAATTTATTAACCCCTATCTTCGGACCTATAAGGGCAGAGAAAATCGCTGTTACTGAAATTACTCGCGCAGCCAGCGAGGGCGAACTAACCATAGTGAATTTTATTGAACTTGAAACAGGTATGAGGCTTGTTACCACCTGGCAAACCGCAAAGGATGAGAAGGTTTGTATTGTTTGTGGTGAGCGGGATGGTAAGGTAATGGGTATTGATTGGCAAGACCCACCGCCCGCACACCCCTGGTGTAGATGTTGGCTGAACCATGCACTTGCAGAGGAAGTAAAGGCGCTTTTGATTGATAAGATAAAAATTACAGAGGATAAAACAAAATGTATATACCAGTACTGGAAAAGAATAAAGAAATTTCGATCGATGGATATGACCCTTACACAAATACAACCATAGAAAAAGTAAACCTATTCGTTGATTATAAGGAAAGAAAAAAGGGAATAAACGCCACTGTAAAACATGGTGATAAAGTTACCTTCTTGAAAAGAACTGAAAACGGAGTAAAGGTAAAAACCCAAGAAGGTATATGCGGTTGGGTTACTTTTTATTTTATTGCTGAATTGAAAGAAGATTTCGTAAAGCAGGTAAAGGAAGAATTGAAATAATGCCAGCGATCATTTTCACAATCAGCGGAGATACCCAATTAATTGAAAAGTTTGCTAAGCTTTATCCTGCAGTTCAAGCGGGGCTTTTTGCTGGTGGTGAAACGGTAAAGGCCGGTATTGCTGTTTATCCACCTAAACCACCACAATCAACTTATACAAGAACTGGTCGTTTGGGTAGGAAGTGGACTATTCAACAAGCTGGATTTTTAGAGGTTGAGGTTGGAAATAATACCTCTTATGGTCCTTATGTTCAGGGAGATCAGCAGACCTCTTTTCATGCTGCAACCGGATGGATGACTACAAGGCAGGCTAAGGACGCCTACCAAGATCAAGTTACTGCTGAAATTCAAAAAGAAATTAATCGCATTTTGGGAATTTAATTTGATATAATGTGATAGTAACATTCAACAACTGAATATTCAAGGACGCCTGGTTTATTACCAGGGCATACTTTTCAGAGTTTACCGCCTGATTATTAGATCAGGCGGTTTTTCGTTTAAGGCGACTATGAAGAATAACAAAGTAGAAAACAACGACAGCACATTACATATAAAGATTTTGACTGATAACAAGGTTATTAGTAGAAAATCGAAGGACTTAAAAAGCTATAAGTCCTTGAAGCCTTTTGAAGAATATGACAGCCCTGTTTTGCAGGTTTTAGGTGTTCCTTTTAGTGGTCCCTATTCTGGACGCGACGCAGTAGGTGAAGCCTTTTGGGAAGAAACCAATATCTGGTTAAACGAGGGCGATAGCGTTCCAGTTACTTATTACCATGGTTTTGGACCCGATGATCCCTATGAGTGGCAAGAAGAACCCGTTTGTATTGGGCGAGCAGTTTATACAGGAAAAGATAAAAAGGGACACTGGTTCGATGTAAAGCTTGATAGTGAAGAACCTTTGGCTAAACGAATTCTTATTGACCCCGAAGCTTGCAGGGCTTCTTCTGGTGCAGTGGGGCATTTAGTAAGAATACAAGATAACGGAATGATCGACAGCTGGGCAGTGGGGGAGTTGGCTTTATTCGATACGAACGAATGGCGATTACCAGCAAATGATTACGCAATAGTTGAGAACAAGAGTGCAGCAATCCAAAAGATTGAAGCAAAGACCGCAATGGTAAAGGCTGCAATAGGTGATGATGTGCCCTTGAACACAGAAACAATCAATGAACACAAAAAGGAAAAAGAAAAAATGGGTAATGATAATAATGGAAAAATCGACGACGTAGAAAACGGTTTACTGCTCAAGTCAGTAATTGAAGATAACGCCAAAATGAAAGCCGATCAGGCAAAGTTTCAGGAAGAAATTACCGCACAGATCACTTCTCTCGGTGATGAACTGAAAAAACTTTTCAATGAACCCGGTAATCCCGAAGGTGGACTAAAAGCCCCTGCATTAAAAAAGGTTTCCGATATGGGCTTTTCCCAAGACGCAACCAAGGCTTTTTGCCACTGGGTAATTACTGGTGATCGGAAAGCTGCAGATCACGCGGGTTGTATCCGTGCGATCGGAATTGACGACGCGGATGTGAAAGCAGCCATGCAGGAAGGAACAGCAACCGAAGGCGGTTACTTAGTCCCCGAAGATTTTTACGGTCAGATCATCTCGAAAAAGAATGAAAAAGCTATTGCCCGCAAAGCTGGTGCTTTGGTTATTCCTACATCTTTAGATGTTGTGAATGTTCCCAAAGAAGGAACGCAAGCGGATTTCGCCTTCACTGCAGAAGAAGCTTCATACAATGAAGATGAACCGCAGGTTGATAGCGTGGCTATCAGTGTAAAAAAGGCAACCCTTCTCATTAAGATTTCGGAAGAACTCGCTGCAGATAATAAGACTAACCTTGAGGGTTGGTTGCGGGATATGATCGTAGGGCGGTATGCGGTTCACGAAAATAAATACACTATTGCTGGAAGTGGTACTAGTGTTCCTCAAGGTGTATTGGTTGGTGGAACTGCAGGCTTGACTTTCGCTGATACTAATGCGATCGCCGCTTCTGAAATTCCCCAATTATTCTATAAGCTGAAAGACGCTTATATGGATAATGCGGTTTGGTCCTTGCAGTCCGCTACTATGGGCTATCTCATGGGCTTGACTGGTAATCAATTCCAGTTATTCCAACCACCCGCCGGACCCGGTAATCCCTGGTTCTTGTGGCAAAAGCCTGCTTATCCCTCAGCTTCTATGGAAGCTTATAGCACTACCGGGAAAAAGTCGCTAGTCGTTGGTGACTGGTCGCGTTATGCGATCGCTGAACGCTCCGGAATGCTGATTACTCGAAACCCCTATCTTTATGAAGCGTCCGGGCAGATCGGTATTTTTGCTCGAATTCGTTGGGGTGGCGCGGTATTGCAGGCGGAAGCCTTCCAGATCGGTACACAGGCATAAGATGGTGAACCAATGAAAATGGAAAGCTTACTCGCCTATTCAAATATCGTAAAAGCGGTCGTTCCTATTGAAGGAACGACCGGGCACGCGGTAACCGCAACCGAAGTGAATGCTTCCGGTTTCGCCCGATGTGCTTTTCTTATTATGACCGGGGCTATGGATGCAAACTGTGTGCTTGAGTGTAAGGCACAGCAAGCCGCTACTAGCGGCGGGACTTTTGCGAATATCACCAGTGCTGCCCTTACCAATGTAACCAGCGCAGGGGCTTCAAAAGTTTACTTGATTGATCTTCCGGTCAATGAAAGTTACCCCTACCTGAAACTTGCTGCAACCTGTGGAACTGCTCAAGGCGTATTCGCTGCCCTTGCAGTTCTCTACAATGGAGTGCTTGAACCAGGCACGGATAGTCCTACCCAGAAAGTGGTTCTATAAGCTGAGTATGAGCATTGCCCGGGTGTAATTCCCGGGCACAAGGAATTATGACAATAAAAATCTTACGTCCTAATCAAAACAATGCAAAATCAACGACCCGCGAAGGACAACCAGACCCCGCGGATTTCTTTATTAACAACCTGGGCGATCACAAGGCTTTAGATAACCAGGCAAAAGTAAAAGTATTGCATGCTGCAGTTTTGAAAGAAGCAATAAAAATCAAAAGTGGTAATCAAGAAGAATAAACCATGATTACAAATGGCTATTGCACCCTGGCAGAGTTAAAAGAATATATTGCTGATGAATTTGTTTATCAGGCAACCACAATCGCTTTTGTGGCTTCCACGAAGAAAATCACAGATAGCGCTTATGGATTGAAACGGTTTGAGCAGGCTTTCAATGATGGCGCGCTTATCAAAGTTGATGGAACAACTCACAATGATGGCTACCTAAGCATTGTTTCGATCTCGGCTGGCGAGATTGTTGTATCAGATACCTTGACTGATGAAGTAGCAGGAACGCTTTTTACTTTATCAGTCCATGATGTTACTAAGAATGATACGACCTATGAAAATGCGATCAATGCCGCTTCAAGAGCAATAGAAAAATTCTGCAATAGAAAATTTTATTCAACTTCTGAAACAAGGTTATTTGACGCTGATGAGCCAAACGTCCTCAACGTTCCTGATCTATTGAGTGTTACCTCGCTCAAAACTGATGAGGATGGTGACGGAGTTTATGAAACCACCTGGACTACTGGTGATTATCAGCTAATGCCAATGAATGCGAACCTTGATAATAAACCCTATACCTGGATTAGAACCCGCATGAATGGTAACTATACCTTCCCTATTTCAGTTGAGGGTGGTGTTCAGATTGTTGGTTCTTTTGGAAATAATGCTTTAGGGAGTGCACCAGCAGAGATAAAGCAAGCCTGCTTGATTTTAGCTTCAAGGTTGGCTAAACGGAAGGATACCCCATTTGGCGTTGCTGGTACTAATCAATTCGGAGTAATGCAGTTTGTTTCAAAGGTTGATAGTGATGTTCAGAACCTACTAGCCCCATTCATAAGGCGGTTTTAGTGTCAACGATCAATGATGTAATCAGAGAGGTTCAAAAAGTTGTTAGTACTATTCCGGGAATGACACGAGCACCACTGTTCCCACCTGAAAAGATCTCTATGTATCCTTGCTCAGTCGCTTTTGAAGGGGCAGGCACTTGGCAGCCAGACACAGCAGGCGGTACTTATGGAAGTAAACGAGGGAGAGTAACGGTTATTGTGCAAGTTTATATTGCCCGGAATGATCTCGAAAAATCAGCGAAACAGGCTTCTTTTTTTTCAGATCAAGTACCCAATGCAATTTATAGAAGCTTTTATTCAGATCAATTCAATAATACGGTTGATGGTATTGGGGAAATTCTAACGTCAGGGCTTATCGCAATGAGTTACGCAGTACCTAATGAAGAAAAGAATATGCTCGGTTATGAGTTCCATGTAAAAGATATTCAGATCAGATCAATAAATTCATAAAGGACAAAAAGAATTGAGTAAAAAAGCGAATAAACAAAATAGGAAAGTTCAAGAAGCACAGATCAGGCAGCACATTGTAAAAGAGCAATCAGAGATCGAACGCAAGCGCAAGATTATTGAAGATGAACTCATGTCAGTTCCAATTATGAAATGGCGATCAATGAAGATTGCTATGGTTGTTTTGAAAGAGCGTTGTATTGCTTATGCTGATGAAGTTCTTGACCCGCTCGCTTTGATCTGGTCGATGGGTGCGGCGCAGTTGAACATAAATTACACCCGAACAGATCTAGCAAGAAATACAGCTGCTATGAAACTTCTTGAGAGCGATTTTACTCACTTACTAATGCTTGATATAGATCATGCGCACCCATTCGATATTATCCCAAGATTAGCACGCTGGTTCTTGATGGATAAATACATTCCAGAGAATGGTATTAGAAAAAATATTCAGGTTGTTGGTAGTTTGAATTTTCGTAGATCATACCCGCATGACCCTTGCTGCCATTTGTTTGGAAAAGATGGGAATATTTATGCTCCAGTTGCCTGGACTGATGGTTTGCTGAAAGTGGATGCGATCGGCACAGGATCAGTAATGATCGCAAGAGAAGTCTTTGAGATCATGCCCCCGCCTTGGTTCTATAACGTTTATGAGAGAACTTGGGAAAATGTTTTCCCGGGTGAAGATATGGGCTTCTCAAGAAATTGCAATAAGTATGGTATTGGGATGTATGTTGATACCACGACCACAAGTGAGCACATTACCACAAAGAAAATAGGGGTTGACGATTTTAGAAATGCGATCAGTGAAAAAGGAATGGTCGTTACGCAGTTTGAAGAAGAAAAGAAACAGGAAGCAGCGCAATGAACTGGAATGATTTTTACAAGAAGCATGAAGGGCAAACATGCCTGGTTATAGGTAACGGACCAAGTTTGAATGATATTTCTGTTTCATTCTTGAAAAAATATCCTTCCTTTGGAACTAATCGTATTTATTTGCTAGACAGTTTTACTCCAACCTATTACTGCAGTGTAAACCCGCTTGTTATTGACCAGAGTATTGAGCAGATCAAGTCTATTGAGTGCGAAGCTAAGTTCCTTCCGGAGAAATATGTTTCCAACATCCACTTATCTCTTGGGCTATCATCGACGCCCTTTGTAACTTTTTCAATGAACCCAAGAGCCTACATTTATGAAGGGTACACCGTAACTTATGTTTGCCTGCAACTTGCATATTTCTTTGGTTTCAGTACTATTCTGCTGGTTGGTGTAGATCATTCCTTCACCTTTGAAGGAAACCCCAACCAGCAAGTAACTAGCCAGGGTTCGGACATGAACCACTTTCACCCCGATTATTTTGGTGCTGGTGTTAAGTGGAATAATCCGGACTTGGGAAAATCAGAGGAAGCTTATGCGCTCGCAAAGGAAGTCTTTGGGCGTGATGGAAAAAAGAATTATTCAACCATAACACAAAAACAAACTTGAGATATTTTGAAAAAGGAATATTAATTCTTAAGGTCAAGCGCGATCGTTTCAGCTTTTATGCAAAGACTATTTCGAGGGAAGAATAAAAAATCTTGCTGAGCAATCCTTACGCCCGGAAATAGTCGTAATTTGCCAGGCGGGAAGTCCTGAGCATGAAATTGCCATGCAGAATAAAGACCTAATCAACGTAATTGTTGAAATTCCCCAAGGCGAAGAAGTCCCAACCTTATATGAAGCCTGGAACTTAGGCATTGAAATGTCAAGTGGTGAATATATTACAAATGCGAATTGTGATGATCGCCTATACCCTGGTGCGCTTGAGAAACTTGCCAAGGTTCTTGATGAGAATAAGGATATTTCAATCGCCTATTTCAATGTTGATATTGTAAATGAGATCGGTGGTACACCGGCTGGAAGGTTCAACTTCCTGGAAGGTGGTTTTGAGGAACTCTTTACAAGAGGTTGTTTTCTTGGACCTATGCCAATGTGGCGAAAATCACTTCATAGTAAATATGGAAAGTTCCAGGCTGCTCAAACGCTTTCAAATGGAGAAACCTACAAGCCCCGGATTGCCAGTGATTATGAGTTTTGGCTTAGGGTAGCGAGCAAAGGGGCAAAGTTTATGAAGATTGATCAGGTTCTAGGTGCTTACCTAAAACGGAAAAGCAGCCTAGAGAATAAAGAACCATTGCGAAAAATATGGGAAACAGCAAGGGCTAAAGGTGAATATCGGAAAAGATTTGAGGTGAATATATGCTGAAATACATTCGAGGTAAGGGCGCAATCATCGGAATTCCAGCGAGGAACTTATCTGATGATGAAGTCAATCAATATGGTGGTAAAGATTTCCTGCTAAAAACAGGGCTTTACAAAGAAGCAACCAGCAATAAAAAAGTGCTGGAAGAAGAACAGAACGAAGAAAAAGAATTCAACATCGTTTCGAGGAGAGGTAGGAAATAATGGGAAGCACGCTTTTACGCAAAATTCAAATTGGCAGGGAAACCACTGCAGGAACAGCAGTAGCAGCGACCAGGTTATTGCGGTTGACTGGTATTCCAAGTGATGATCGAGAAATAAACCAGGTTGACGAGAACATCGGTTTATTATCAAAATCAGATCGCACAAACAACCCGAAATTAGCAGCGTCCTTCAAGATGGACGGCGAACTTACTTTTCAAGAAGCCCCTTACTTATTCGCAGCTAGCATTGAGAACACAGTAATGCCCGCTTCTGATGGTGCAGGTTCAGGTAAAGTCTATGAATACAATGCTGGAATTACTGGTTCTCGCGTAATTTCAACCTTTACGCTTGAGGGTGGAGATGGTCAGAAGGTTGGTGAGGTGGAGTATTCCTTTATCAAGACCCTTACTGTTTCCGGTGCTGGTGCAGAACCCTTGAAGGTAAACGCAAATTGGACTGGTCGCCAACTTTCAGACGCAGAGTTCACGGCAAGCTTGCCAATCCCTGATGTAACCTCAATCAATTTCGGTTTGGGACATCTTTATATTGATAGTATCGATGGAACTGCAGGAACGACTGAAATTACTGATACCTTCCTCGGCTTCCGCCTAACTATTAAATCCGGGTGGGAAGAACGTTATGCGAGTGGTTCAGATCATAAATATTTTACGCATATTGCTTGCCTTGACCCCGAGATCAAGCTTGAACTTGACCTTGAACGAAACAGTACTGCAGAAGCGATCATGGGATATAAGGACAATGAAACCCCGAAATTGGTCAGATTAGAGTTTGATGGAAATGCCCTAACGACTGCAGGAATGACCTATTCAAAATTCGCATTGATCTTTGACCTTGCTGGAAAGTTCACCAAGGTTGATGAGGGCGAAAAGAATAAGGGTACGATCGTTACAGCTCAATTTGTGGCTGGCTATAACTCAACCGCCGCAAAGTTTTTTGACGTGATCGTTGTAAACGAGGAAGCAACACTATGAGCATAACTGCAAAATCTAAAGAGTTCGGAGAAATAACAATTCCGCGTGAGGGTTTTGATACACAGCTTCGTTTCGAGAAAGCCATGGAACTAATACGCCAGCGATCGCCAGGCGTTCAGGCTGAAAATGGCAACCTTTATCTTGAGAAGAATTCAAGAATGATGGTTGAGATCGCTATTGAGGTGGGATGGCTTGAACCCTTCGGTATTGACGATACCGAACCAAGGCGGTTAATGTGGATAGCTAGGCAGATTTCTCAATACATTACAGGGTGCTATGACGTTGACCCAAAATAGTGCTGGCGGTCGTTGATTATGAAGATCAAAAACGCAAAATACCGCCACGAGAACTAAGGCTAGCATGGGATGCCCAAAATGGCATACCGATAGCCGATAAAAAAAGTGATGATCTTCCTGCTGGTTTTATGGGAAAGACAAGACTGGCGAGAAATGTTTTTGACGCTTATCGAATGGCGAAAGATAGTGCTGGTGAAATGGATAAGCTGCCAAAAGAAACACAAAATATTTATGTATTGATTATGAAATTTCTCAGGCAACGACAACAAGAAGAAGCAGAACATGGCAGACAATTTACTGAGAATAATAATTCAGGCGATCGATCAGGCTAGTGGAGTTTTTAAAACAGTTTCTAAAAATGCTGAAAGCTTCCACGAAGCCTTATCGAAAGCTGGTGGTGATAATAATGAGATTTTGAAAGTTCTTCAAGGGAATACAGTTTCTTTTGAAGAAACTTCTGCTATTACCCTAAAGCAATTCTTGGCACAGTGGCAAAGGTTACTGCTGGGCTTACGGCTGCTTATATTGGGATGAAAAGGGTATATGACTTCGCTGAAGGCGGTGCGGAGATCGGACGCCTTGAAGTTGCTTCAACTAAGTTGGCTGCATCTATGGACGGTAACATGGGGGATATTGTTACCTCAATCGTGAAAGCTTCACAAGGGACAATAGATAATTTTTCAGCCATGCAATCAGCTTCAACTGCTATGATGTTGGGGCTTGGGGCAGACGCCGATAAGCTTGGGCAGCTTATGGAAGTCGCGGCTGTGCGTGGTCATGCTATGGGGCTTTCAACAACGCAATCATTCAATGATATGGTTCGCGGTATTGGTCGTTTATCGCCAATGATCCTTGATAACCTCGGTATCGTTATTGATGCAAATACAACTTATGCGGCTTATGCTACAACGCTTGGGAAGGCTGCCGACGATCTAACATCCATGGAAAAGCGTCAAGCCCTTTTGAACCGCGTGATTGAAGAAGGGCAACAGATAATCAATGAAACTGGCGGACTTAGACCCGACGCCATGACAGGGTATGAGCGCGTTGGTGCTTCTTTAGCGAACTTCTGGAACGGAATAAAAGAGGATTTTGGCTACTTCCTCGGTACTGGATTGCTCACGGGCGACGAAGCGCTTGTGATGCAGCAAGACCGGGTTGAAGCTGTGCTAGATAATTCTGCTTCAACTTATAACGAATATTCAAAAGCTATTAGTGGGGCAGCTATGGCTGAGGGCGGTTATATTAATTCTAATGGCGATCTGGTTCGTGCGATCTATGAATATGATGACGCAACCCAAGGAGTTGTGCAGACTGGCGAAGAAATATTACAGCACAACTATGCGCTTACTAAATCTGATTGGGCACGTGCTCAAGCCTTGAATGCTCAAGCAGAAGCTTATTTCAATGCACAGCAGCAGGCAAGATTTTACGCAGAAACGATCGGAGAAATTCCAACAGATGATGAAAACTATTTGACTGTTGGTTTATCCGGTGGGGCGCAAGATATTATCGATGAATATGTAAGCATGATGGAAAAGGCAGGCGGTTCTACCGTGAAGCAGGCAGCCGCTGTTGAACAGTTAACCAAAAACACAGATGAATATGCTATGAGCCTGGTTCAGCTTTTAGGAAGTGAAAAGATTTCTATTGCTGCTCAAATGGAATTGGGTTACTCGATGGGGTTGATTGACCAAAATTCACTAAACCTCTATGGTGCTTTAAATGTTCTTACGGACGCTTTTGACGCAAACAAAAACGGAATTATTGACGCTGGAAAAGAAGGACTGGCGTGGTCAAAAGGCGTTTCAGAGATGTTTGATAAGTGGAATGGCGCAGTTCTCAATGATAAATCAGCCACCATCACTATTAATTTCTTAGTAAACGGTATCGCTTCATATATTCCCTGGGACTTCGGCTATCAAGATATTTGGGGTAATACCTGGTTCAATCCAACCGCAAAGATAGGTGCTGAAACAGGGTCAATTAGTGGTGTTCCAAGGGCTGGCGGTGGTGACGTAATAAAGGGGCAGTCTTACCTTGTTGGCGAGGAAGGTATGGAATTATTCGTTCCTGATACTAATGGAACGATCATACCCAATAATAAACTTGGGAGTTCTGGTAATTCTTTGGTTGGTGGAAGCTATCAGCCGATCTTAGTCAATATTAATAATCCCTTGTTTATTGGAACGAATAAGAATGAGATCAAGCGTGTTATTGGTCCCGCTGTAAAAGAACTAGTCGAAGCGGAGAAATTACGAAATGGCTAGTAATCAGTGGACTTGTAATATCAAATGGGATGGTTCTTCTTACACCAATGAAGCTGAAAGAATGAATTACCTTTACACCTACAGGGGAAGGCAAGAATACATCCGGGAAGGTGGTACCGGCATTGAACCCATTGATACAGGCTATGCTTCAATCCATGTTGATAATTATGATGAGCGCTATGACCCTTATAATTCCAGTTCGCCACTTTACCCTAATTGCACACCCGGGAAATTCGTGCAGGTTATGGTGGATGATGGGACAACCAATCAGAAAGTAATTAGTGGGATTATTCAAGATATAGTACCCATTGAAAATACAAAAAACGTAAATATCATTGTTGAAGATGGCGTTCGTTTTTTGACTGAAAGTATTGCCTCGTCGCAACTTTACGAAGGTATAACGATCGATGAAGCGATCAATGATATTTTAGTTACTGCTGGCTATCCTTCTGAATGGGGAACGCTTATTTCTACCGGCACAGATATAAAAGATTATTATTGGGCCTCCGGGGATAAAAGAGTATATGCCGAACTTATGGACCTAATTAATTCAGAATTAGGGAATGCCTTTATTGCTGCTGATGGAAAATTCATTTTTAGATCTAGGCATGATATTGAAACATCGAATGGCACTATTACTCAAGAGCAAATGCTAAAAAATATCATAATTCAAATGCCCTGGAAATTTCAGAGAAATATTATAAAAGTAAGCTATCACCCAAGAATAACCCAATCTTCTCAAGTTGTTTGGACACACAGGGAAACCCCTTATATTTCAGCATGGGATAGTATTGAGATTTGGGCGAACTTTACTTATGAGGGTGCGACTGTTCCAGTAAAGAATATCGTTACCCCTGTTTCTTCAACCGATTTTATAGCGAATACAGCAGAAGATGATAGCGGAACGGATCTTACTTCTTATATTTCTATCATAAAAGAGGTATTCGCAACTAGCACAAAACTAACCATTACGAATAATGCAAGCATGGGCTGTTATTTAACTCTTATGCAACTGAGGGGTGAACCGATCAAAGCCCCGGACACTTCTGCTGTTGTGAAAAATGGGACTGGTTATGATACTAACCCTAAAACGCTGGAATTAGATTTTCCATGGCTGCAAAACTATAACACAGCGAACGATTTTGCTAATTATTTGAAAACCTATCTTTCAACTCCGAAAGAGTTTATTACTGCAGTAATTCAGGACAGACCAACAATCCAGTTTGTCTATGATCTCTTTGATATTGTTACTCTTGATATTGCGAAAAAAAATATCTATGGCGATTATCGAGTGGGTGGTATTGAGCATGAATTCTTATCCGATAATGGAAAATCAGTTTTAACAAAGTTTTATTGTGAACCATACTCATCTGTTGCTGGAGTTTGGCGTTTTCCCACAGAGTTCGGAGTTTCTTCGGTTTTTGGATGGTAAAGGATAAAAAATGACAACAAAAAATGATGTGATTACCGCGAAAGACTATGCGGAAAGGCAGGGGCTTAGAACCGTAAAGCAAAGAATTTTACAGATCAATAATGACCTGAAAAATCGAAACCTTATCGATACACCCTTCAAGGATGTTGACCCTGTTGGAGAAGTAAAGGCAGAAATTTGTTTCGGAGCATGGATAGCAAGATGCCCGGATTGTTGCGGAGCGGAAGCAGTTGACCCTGATGAACCAATTTTTTACTGTTTTTCATGTGGTAATAGATCAATCAATGGCGCACCAAGGAAAGTAATTTTCCCGGATGAAGTTACTCGCGATCAGATTGAAAAGCTTGTAATGAATAGACCAGTAAATGATAGTGTTGGACTGAATAAGATCGATAGGGCTTTCAATGCAAAACCTAAAATACAGGTACTTGTAGATGAAAAAGTCCAAGTTCTCTCAAGAAGCTGGAAACCAACTGAAACGGTAAAAGATCTGCAATTTCAAAACAAGGCAATCGCTGTATATGAAAAAGCGATCACTACCATTGCAGAAGAAAAAGAGATTTTGACCGAAAAGGAACTTACCGAAGTAAACCCTATTGAATTAGACACTAGTACCTTGAAAACAATATAAGGCGGTTTCATTATGGCATACACAGCACACCCAACAGTGATAACAGGGCAAACCTGGACTGCTTCAAACCAAAATACTTATGTAAGAGATAACTTTATCGCTGGCGTTCCTGATATTTTTACGACGAAGGGCGACATTGTTGTCGCAAGTGGTGCAGATGTGGCAATCAGGCTTGGCGTTGGTTCTGATGAGCAAATTCTTATTGCCTGCAGTACCGAAAGTGGTGGTATCAAATGGGCGAATATTTGCGCTCAGGTAAACCTTTCGGCAGCGGGGATCACACCAGATCAGACTAATGGTTGTGCAGAAGCTGAAACAAAATATGGAACGACTTACGGAGAAGCTTATAAGGTAGCAGCTTTTTCACCAGGTACTGCAGTAGAGCAGCAAGGGCAGTGGAATTTTCCTTTACCAGAAGATTATAACGGTGGAACTTTAAAAGCTATGGTTTTTTGGCAGCATGAGGAAACAACTCATGCGAAGGTAGCCTGGTCAATTCAGGGCGCAGCAGTCGCACAAGGTGAATTGTTTGATAAGTCATGGGGCACTGCTATCCAGGTCAATGATGAAGGTGGTTCTGCTGGAAAGCTTTACGTAAGTGATCTCTCAAGCGATATTACCTTCTCTGGAACTCCCGCAGCTGGCAAAAAGGCTTTCGTCAGGATAATGAGAAAAACATCGGATACCACAAATGATAATTGCGAAGTTGATGCTCAGTTGATCGATGTGCTGCTTTTTTACAAAAGAGGATAGATTAATAGTGAAAAATTATATGAGGACACAATGGCAATAATAATCAAGGATTACAAAACTAAAACAACTGATGGAACTCTCTCTCTTTCGTTTTCTGGTAAAAATCGTGGTTGTATTGTAATTATCTGCCAAAATGACAGCACAAGTGGTGATCCACATATAATTTCTATCGCTTGTGATGGAAAAACCATGATACAAGCAGGTACTATTGGATATGATAATAATACTGCTTATGGGAGGCTTTGGGTATATTACTATATTAACCCCGGCATTGGTACTAAAAATATAATTTTAGATACTAGTATTGCTCAAGCAATGAAATGGGGCGCTTATGCTGTTAGTGGGATAAGGCAATCATTACCAGTTTCTGAAGTAAAATGTGCTGGGGGTCATGCATTATCATCGCCACAGACATTGACATTTTCTGCTGCAGATACAAATGGAATAATCATATATGGAAAATCAGATGGATATGCTCAAGGTCAAGATTTTAATACAATAGTCTATCCAAATATAGAAAAAAAAGAGGCTGTTCAACTCACAGCCTATAATGCGACTTATGGATTTGGTGTTATAGCAGTCAGCTTCCATGCGATTTCAGGTGGTTCAGGGGTTTCTTTCGGACCCTATTTCAGATTATTTAAGAACTTTGAGTTACCTTGGAAAAAGCAAGGCAGCTTATGGTTACCTAACAATGAAGGAATTCAAACAATATAGAGAGAGGTAAAGAATGATAATCGGCGTTGATGTTTCACACTGGCAGGGAAGAATAGGACACCAAAAGCTAAAAAATTTTGGTATTACTTTTGGTTTTGGAAAAGGTGGACAGTATTATAACGGTGAAGAATATGACGATGATAAGTTCCTTTACAACATGGAAGGATTTGAGATAAATAAAATCCTTCATGGCATGTATTACTTCTATGATCCTAAGGCTGGTAATGATAAACAAGCAAGGCACTTTAAAAGACTGTGGAATTTATATAGACAAGACTTTCCGCCAGTACTTGATTGTGAAGCAGATAGTGGGTTGGGGCAGTATGAGGTACAGCGTCAAATAAAGGTCATGTTAGAACGGATGGAAGAAATATCTGGCAGGAAGCCGATTATTTATACTTCTCCGGGATTTTGGAATTCAAAAGTAGGTAATCCCATATGGTCAGATGGGTACTCATTTTGGGTAGCGCAATATCCAAAATTAACTAGTACTTTATTCAAGGATGTAATCATGCACCAATACACAGACAAGGGTGCAATACCTGGCTGCCCAACCGTCGACATGAACTACTGGCTAAAGACAGAAGAAGAATTACGCAAAATCACGCAAAAAGAGATTATGGTTGAACAGATCACAGAAAACCATATTAAAAATCGTGTTTTTGCTTTATCAAGAGAAAATCGAAAATGGCTTGAAAACTTGGCGAGGTAAGGTAAATAATGGAAAAGACTATTACTCCAAGAATAACCTTAGCTTCTCATCTGCAGACACATAGGGAGAGACTTGACCCAATGCTTGAGGATCACCAGAAAACCTTGTTTGGTCCGGATGGTGATGATGGCTTGACCTTTAGTGCACGAGAGATAAAAACCGCCCTAGTCGATATTCAAAAGAAATTAGATGATAGCGTAGATGATAAAAAGTGGTTCAAGCATACTATTATGGGTGCTGCAATTTCAGCACCCATAACCGGAATAATCGCCTACCTTCTTTCTGTCATTTTTAGGTAGGCGAAGATGATAAATATAAACCAGTACTCCAAAGAAGTCACCGGAGCAGTTACAACAATCAGTATAGGGAATATTGGGGCTGGTTGGGAACAGTGGTTTTTACTAATGAGTGATAACCACCATGATAGTGTTTATTGCAACCGGGAACTTGAAATAGAGCAATTAGAAGAAGCAAAACGAAGGAACGCAAGGATAATGATTTTTGGCGATCTGTTCGACGCTATGCAGGGGAGATTTGACCCACGCAGATCAATGGAAGAACTAAGAAAAGAATACCGCAGAAGTGATTACTATAATTTTGTAGTTACTGATGTGGCAAATTTTCTTGAACCCTATGCTGATCAGATCGATCTTATTACTGATGGAAATCATGAACTTGCAGTATTGAAAAATGCCAACAGCAGCCTTATAAGCTGCTTAGTCCATGAATTGAATAAAGGAAGCAGGAATATTATTCATGGTGGGTATGGTGGTTGGGTACATTTTATGCTTGATCTCAATGGTGCCAGCCAGCGTATTAACCTAAAATATTTCCATGGTTCAGGTGGTGAAGCCCCTGTTACGAGGGGAGCAATTCAAACAAATAGGCAGGCTGTTTTTCTTCCGGACGCCGATATTGTTGTGAATGGGCACAATCATCAGAATTACCATATTCCTATTGCGCGTGAGAGAATTTCTCAAAGAGGGAAGCAATACATGGACCTTCAACACCATATAAGAATACCTGGTTACAAGCAAGAATATGGTGATGGGTCAAGGGGTTGGTCGGTTACTAGCGGGAATGTTCCTAAACCGATCGGAGCAGTTTGGATGAGAATGTGGTTCAAGGGTAATGCGAATTTTCCAAGGAATAATAACGGAAAAGTAATGCTGCAATTTATTCCTGACGTTGTTGGACCCGAACCAGTAAGCCTTGATATTGAAACGAGTGATCTTTTTGAGGGTAAGGTTTATCCTCAAGATAATGAAGGAGAATAAATAATGAAATTAGGAATTTGGCGCGGTGATGTTGGAAAATATTGTTTTGATGGGAAGTGGTATAAACCTAGGTGGCTGTGTCATTCTGGGAAAATGAGTATTCCCGAAATGAAAGTAATAGCAGAAGAAGCCTACAGTAGTGGTACTAAGTACCAAAAAGCGATTTTAGTGGCTGGTCAATCCCAATGGGAAAAGATCTCCAGTGCTGGTTTCTCAAGTTGGTGCGGTTTGGTTCAACTGCACATGGTTGATTATTCCCAAGAACCGATAGGTTCTTGTGCAGATTGGGCAAAGGATTTTCAAGCCTATGCTGGCTTATTGATACATGAGTATGAAGCAGCAGACGAGAACGGAGAAGGCAAGGTTGCGTTCTTGGCTGATTTTTCAAAAATCTATACTTTCATGGTGGATACATCAGCCCCGGAAGATTATCAACAACCCGAAG